CAATAACGAACCACCCAAGAGTGCCCAGTCCGAGGTTGATCCTCGGGCGGCTCAGGTTCAAGCCAACCGTCAATCGAAGATGGTTTCCTCCACGGCAGCAGCCCCGGTCAAATCGAGTCCGCCTCCGGCGGGTCGAGGGGGTAACACCATTGAAGAACTCATCCAGAGCGCCGCTGGCCTTGACCCTGATTCTCCCGAGTACATGAAGATCATGGAAAGGGCTTACGCACTAGCTGAGAAGGGCGGACTCAAGTAACCCGCCCGATCAGTCCATCTTTAATCGAATCACGGAGGATTCATCCAAATGTCGAATCAGGGTTTTATTCAGTACGGTAGCGCCTCGCTCCAGCAGCGCGTCGATCTTTATGCCGTCCCCAAGGCGCTGGTCAATGCCCAGCCTTGGCTCATGCTGGAAAAGCTGGGTAGTCGTACCGACCTCCCGAAGAACAAGGGCGAGAACATCGTGTGGCAGCGCTTCGTGCCGTTCGATGTCCCGACCGATGCGATGGTTGAGGGCCAGACCCCGACCCCGCTGAACTTCCAGAAGGAAAACACCTCGAACCGCATCCGTAAGTTTGGTGCGTACGTTCAGATCACCGACCACTTCCAGCAGCTTCACTCGGATGTCAAGCTGTCCGACATGACCGAAGAGCTGGTCAAGCGTGCTGCGACTCAGAAGGAACTGCTGACTTGGGAAGCCATCCGTGGCGGTACTCAGGTCACGTACGCAGGTACGGCTACCAGCCGCGCTACGGTTGACGACGTTATCACCCTCGCGGAAGTCCGTAAGGCCACCAACGTCCTGAGCAACAACCACGGTATGTTCCTGACCTCAAAGCTGAATGCCTCGACGGGTCAGGCCACCGAGCCGGTCCAGCCGAGCTTTGTGGGTGTGGGCCACCGCGATCTGGACGGCGACCTGCGTGACATGGACAAGTTCGTTGAGAGCCACCGCTACGGTTCGGGTTCCACCCTGAACACGTACGAGGTTGGTTCGTGCGAAGGCATCCGTTTCTGCCTGACCCCGCACCTTGAGCCGTTCTGGGGCGCTGGTAACACCGCTACCGCTACCGAGCGTTCGCGTGATGGCGTGGCTCTGGACGTGTACCCGGTTGTGGTCATGGCTCAGAACTTCTTTGGTATCACCAACCTGAGCGGTGCTGGCAACGTCAAGGTGACGGTTGAGCCGGCTGGTAAGGCCACCAAGGACGACCCGACCGGCGAGCGTGGTTTTGCCTCGTACGTGTTCTGGTACGCCGTGACCCGCCTGAACGAGCGTTGGGGTGTCCGCATCGAAGCCGCGTGCTCGGTCTAATCCCAACTAATCTCTAAAGGAGGAACACACAAATGGCAATCTTTATTTCCAACCTGATGCTGGACGGCGCGCTGCCGATTCAGGGTAACAGTCAGGGCCTTGGCACCACTTCCGCCCGAGTCAAGCTGCCCTCTGGTACTCGCCTCACGGATGGTGATTTCATCCGCATCGCCCGCATCGCCTCACAAGTGCCGATCCACCGCATCACGGTTCGGGCTACTGATCTGGACGGTGGCGGTTCCCCGGCCTTGGTGGCGCAGCTTGGCTACGAGCGGGCTGTTCGCGACCCGAGCAAGCCGTACAACGCAACCAGTAATCCGTATATTGCTGGCACCTCTGCTGGCGATGACACGGACTACTTCGTCACCCTCAACGCGGTTCCGCTTCAGGCGGGCGGTGTTGCTACCTACGTCGCGGGCCAGTCGGCTCTGGACAACGAGTTCGCTAACTCGGGTGTCATCACCGGCACCGTTGATCTGGTGTACGAAGTGACCACGACCGCCAACGGCGCTATCACCTCGGACGGCTTCATCGATGTGCTGATTGAGTACAGCGGCCTGCCGATCACCCCGGGCGAGTTCTCGGGTAGCGACTCGTACAACTACACGAACGAAACCGCTGACCTCGACTAATCCTCGGGACTAGCGGGCCACAAGGATGTGGCACCCCTTGGGGGAGGAGTTGAGGAGATGACCCTCTCTCCTCCCCCTTTTCATTTCAGCAGAAAACGTCATCCGAGCGGGAACAATCCCGTCGTCCCCACAACTAGGAGATCACAAAGCTATGACCACGAAGACCGCCGCCCCGAAGACCAACATTGCCAAGATGAGCCTTGCCGAACCGAAGAAGACGGCCAAGAGCATGAACATCTCGGCCCTGAAGGACTGGGGTGAAGACGAATACCGAAAGGCGATTGGTGCTCGCCAGCGTGACCGAGTGATTGCTCGTGTCATTGACGACCTGAGCCAGCCGATCCAGCCGGGCTACGCCCGCATCGAGATTCCCCATTTC